TGAATCTCACGTGCAAGTGCATGTACCACGAATTGTTCCAACTTCTCAACACCTTCGCTGTGCATCTTGCGGTCTTTGCGCAGTTCGCCAATTTCTTCAGCAAGTTTGGTGACCATAAAGTTGTTGAACTTTGCAGCCGACTCTTTCATCTTGCCTTGGAATTTGACGCGATCTTCAGCAAGTGCTTGCTTTTCAGCCTGTACTTGTTCAAGTTCTGCGGTCAAACCTTCTGTTACCATACGATCTAGGGCTTCCACCATCACTGTTTTGTCATGCTCATAGCGTTGTGCGAACTCTTCGCGGAGTTCTGCACGCACCTGTTCACGAGCTTCGTTCAACTTGGCTTCCCATGCTTCTGAGATCTGCTGTTGAGCTTCTTCGTTAATCAAGTCGCTATCTAGTAACGGTTTAATAGCATCTAGCATATTATTTCCCTTCAATCTTGAGACCACGTATCAGACGCATTACTTCTTCTTTGACGTATCTCTGTGCTTTGCCGCTTTTGGCCGGGTCCTTGAACATGTCCAACAATCTCTGACCGCCGGCATGATTTAACAGGCCTTCGTAGATTGCTGTGGGATATGCGTTGGGAGCACTGGGCTGAGCGACTACATCTACAGTGACAATTTCAAAGTCACTGACATGTCCGGTTCTGTCGTCGACGTTTCCTGATCCACGACTACTAACCCCTAGTTTAACACCCGATTGCAACATGGTTTTGACCAGTTCGCCCATGGGTGTTGGTAGTATCTTTAATGTGCCCATTCCTGCAGGGCCTTCCATCCACATTTTTTCAATCATGTGGCTCACACGATCCAGATTGATCTTCAAGTCATCTGGGTGATCAACTTCACCCAGTACACTATGACCAGTCTTGATCTGTTCATTGATGGTGTTGACTGCATTGGCAATTTCACTAACAGGATATACTCGTTCATTGGCGTTGCGAACACCGCCCTCGATGCAGATACCCTTTAACTTCATGGTTTTCTGACCAGAGCCATCCGGGGCTTCCTCAAGCAGGACTTCGGCCTGTGCTTGAGTGAAGCTTAGATGTTCTTGTAGATATCGAGCCATATCTTCTTATTAGCCGCGTGGGAATGGTGTTGTTGTATTAACACCAGCTGCTTGGGCTGTTACAGGTTTTGGTGCAGCATCTAATTTGGCATTAGATGTACCCTTGCCTGGTACGTTCTTGAACTTACCGGCTTCTGGCACGTCGCCAGTTTTAGGAGCTGTACGACCTTGTGCTACATCACCAGTCATTTTGACCGGAGCACCCTGCATACCTTTTGCACCAGAATTGGCAGCATAAGTGGCTTTTTTGTAAACAAAACTTTCTTCACCAGTTACTGGCTTTGGTGCAGCGTCTAGTTTAACGTTTTCCATCATGCTTTCGTCGTCAAATTCCTTTGTGTCGGTGTCGTCCATTTCGAGAGCGTCGCCGCCGTCGATGTCGCTGACACTGTCACTGTGCTCGGCTTTTTCGTCGCCCATCAAGGCTTCAAATTCGGCCATGAGTTCGTCTAACTTGTCTTCCAAGTCAACCACGCGATCTTCGATGTCGTGTTCTGTTTCGTTGCCTTCGTCATGGTCTTTTTCCATGTCGTGTGTGAGATCTTCGCCTTCTTCTTCGGCTTCGTCGTCAAACTCTTCGGCGTCTTCTTCCATCATGCCCTGCTCTTCGGTTTCGATGTCGTCGATCAACTTGTCGCTGGCGTCGCCGCCCATGGCAGTTTCATCCAACTCTTCGGCTTCTTCGTCGTCGCACTCACAAGGAGCCTTGTGGCAAGTGTCGCACTCGTCGGCTTCTTCGTTCATGAGATTTTCGTAGATTTCACGTGACTTTTCTACCACGATATCGTGGAAAAGTTCTTTGGCCTTGGCCTCTTCATCATTGATCACGTATTCGATCAATTGTTCAAATTTCGATGTCATATAGTCTCCTTCATAGGTTATGGCTCGTATATTACTTACGACAAACGAGTAATATTGGTACTTTTGAAGGAGTTTTTTGGTGGTTTTTGTCACAATTTCATAACAAAAATTGTGATACGGCCTGTTACATCGCAGGCGCAGTTGGTGCTGGTGCGTATTGTTTTTTGATCTGCTTGAGTTTTTCTTTGTACTCGTAGCTTCTAATATCTTGCATTTGACGCAGTTTGTTTAGCTGGCGCAGAGTCAAGCGTGTTTTGCGCAAATCGCCCAACTCGGGCTGGCTGTTGTCTTGGCCAACATCTTGATAGGCTGCAGGCTCGCGAGAGTAAAGTTCGTTTAAGATCATATGCTGTATTTATACACCCGGAACGACACTGCCGGGTGGGGCAGCAGTTCCGGGTGCTGTAGTAGGAGCACCTGGCATGCCACCCTCGGGTGCTTCGGCTCCCACATCGGCTCCGCCCAATTCTTCGCCGGTGGTCACATCAGATTCCAAGCCTGCGGGTGTGATGCCAATGCTGCGCAGATCCTGTCCTTGTGTGGTGACCACCGCGGGTTCGTCGCGTTCTTCTTTCCACATTTGCTCGTTTTCCAAGATTTCTTCTTGGGTCAAGCCCAGGTAGCGTTTCAGCATGAATCGCTTGCTCATATAGGGTATTTGCTCCAACTGACCAAATGCTGCAATGCGGGTAGTGTCCAGCTCGCTTTGACGATAGCTGGCAAAGTTTTGCGGTTCGCAAAAGGTAATGTTGAAAATGCCGGCGTCAATGTTGAAGCCTCTCCAGCGCAGGAACATCTTGAATTCATCATCCAATTTCTGCATGATCAAGCGTTGCAGACGCATGCAGTACTGGTTAAAGCGATATTCTTGAATCAAGGCCGTGCCCACTTTGCCGTCGTTCATGGCACGATCCGAATCGTCCGGGCCGGTGGGCAAGTAACTGGATGGCACACGTAGACCACGAGCCATCTTGTTGTTGAAGTATTTTAAGTCGTCAATTTCACCTAGATTGGCACCGCCCGGCAAGGTAGTAACATCACTTCCGCGGCTGTCTGCACTCACAGGGAAAAAGTAATCTTCGTTGATGCTGAGTGGATTATAACTGGCATCCATCATGTTGGCGCCGCCACCTGTTGTGGTGGGGATTCTGCGCTGATGCATTTCGTTTTTGACCCGCTCCACAAACTGCATGGCCAAGTGGCTGGGCATGTTGCCCACGTCAATCTTGAAAATTCTGCGTTCCGGAGCACGTTGCACACGATAGATCAAGACCGAGTCTTCCAACAGTTCTTTTTGTTTGAACACCTTGAATATGTTTTCCAGGATACTTTGTCCAAATGGCCAAAAATAGTCCAGGCCCTCATTTAGGCTTATGTGCACCACATGGCGTGCATCAATACAGGTTTCGTTCATGGCCTGAGTAAATCTGCTGTTGCCGGTTCCACCACCGGCACCGCCATAGCCACCACCGTTGGGTGCGGTATAGTTGTTTTGTCCAGCCACCCCGGTTGCACGGCTCACATAGTAGTCTGACGTGGTCTTTTGTGCCACACTCATGTTTTGGAAGTTGGGGTTGATGTCGCGTATGATGTACTGCTCGGGTCGTTTACCTTCACTTTCGTTCACAATCACACGGGCTACCTTGACCATGTCGACCCACATCATTTCAAATGTTTCTGGATCACGCACAAACACTTGATCGCCGTACTTGATGGTGTTGCGGAACAGCTTGAATATGCGCTGATCCAACTTGTTGAGTTTGGTCCACTGTTGCAGTTGTTTCTTGACAATTTCCACTTCGTGATCTGTGGGTCTATCGCCAAAATTGATGTCAAACGGTGTGCCGTTGTCGTTGTTGACCTGTGTTGAAAATTCAGCAATGATGTCTAAGCAGGCATTGACCTCTGAGTCGCAGTCCATGTTTTCGTACTGATTGTAGCGTTCAATACGGTTAGGATGCCCGGAATATACTTCGGGCAGGCGACTGGCATAGTTGCGAAATGCAAAATCATTGGGTGTGCCTGTGCCGTCGGCATAGCCCATACCCGTCTGTCTGGGATAGTTTGGAAGTCCAAATTGATTTTGTCCCGAGATTGGACTCAGTTGACCGCCTGTGCCTGCGACCTTGAAATATTTTTTCCAACCCGGTTTGCGGGTGTTTTGATTATCTGCCATGGTAGTATATTTATGGAGCTACTAGATTGCCTGGACTAATTTATCTGTTGTCAGATTGTTTGATTGCCTTGGTATTATCTGCAACATCACCCATTTTACGATCCAGCGACACTAATGCACTACGCATTATATCTAAAATGTCGTCACTTTGTGTTCTAGATTGTGACTCTTGAGGAGTTGTTGGCATTTCTTTAGGAGGCAATGTTTTATCTGGTTTAACTTCGGACATTTTAGAGTCGTAACTATTGCTTGGGCCAGATATATTATTACGACTACTAGCATCACCGTAGATTCCTATTAGCAACTGTTTTAGATTTGCGCTGGCCCAAACATTATCACGTTTTGAAATAGCGTCGTATAATAATTTTGGATCTACGCCAACTTGGTTACCGTTTTGCCCATCGTAGGAACCGCTGCCGGACATGTTTTTAGGTAAACTTGCCCAGGTGCCGGATAAATTTTTCATTACAGTAGCAGGATCTAAGCGTCCGTAACCGGCCTGTTTAACTAATTGGCTTGCTAATAAATCTTGTGTCTTTTGATCAAACTTGGTGGTGTTTGGATCTAGTCCAGATTTCTTAACTTGATCAGACAAGGTATTGGCAATCATTTGATAAGCGCCAACTGCGGTACTGGCATGACCGCGACCTAACATACCTTTTTGGTATTCCTGCACTTGCGCAATAGTCATATTAGTTAGGTCGGCTTCTTTGGGGGTATTAAATCCTTTTTTACCGTAAACTAATGCGTTGTAATTGCCTTGACTTTCACCTTGCCGTATAACTCCTAGTAGAGATTTATTAGTATCGTTAAGATTTTCTAAATTCTTACTCCAACTGTTTGCGGCACCGGGGCCTTGCCCTGGAAGCATTTGACTGCCACCTCTGGCAATATTGGCAAATTCTGCCAATGCGTTAGTGGCAGGTTCTACACCAAGTTGCACAAAACTTTGCAGTGCATCTCGCGAATTCATATTGGAAAGATCTATTTTGGCTAGATTTTTGGTACTTTGGTCAATTATCTTGGTTTGTTTTTTAGCGGAGGCTTCTTTTTCGGCAAAATCCTCGGCGCTAACTGCAAACTCACGTATCTCATATAACGGCCCAATGAATTCTCTTGTTGACTGTGCAGCAAGTCTAGCAGTTAGTCCAAAATTACCAGCGGTATTTTTAGCTTCTTGGCCTGCCTGTTTCATGGTATCTGTCAGACTTACTGTTTCATTCATAACATTCTGAACAAGACTGGGCATTGCCGAAAACAATCGCGGGCCTGCACTTATATCACCGCCAAGACTGAGAATAAACTCTTTACGCATCTCTGGCCCAAGTTTGGACATTACCGTGGTAATTTTTTCTAGCTGTGCTTCTGCTACTTTGTCACCAGCTAGTGCTCGTTGTTTAAGTTCGCTCACAACATCATTGTAAGCGTCCTCGGCCATGGCTTCGTCTTGTTGTTTTTGTAATGTATCGGCTTGTATGCCAGTTAGACGTTGAAGTCTATCCAGATCCATTACATATTTTTTAGTTTGATTGGCTAGTTGATCTCCAACATCTTTTTGCGATAATCCGGCTCTAACTGTTTGTCTGATAAATGCAGCACCGGCAGCATTGATCTGGTCTGGTGTTTTACCGAGCTCTTTTAATCCTTGATCGCGCACTAGACCTGTCATTGCTGAGGCAAATGCATTGGTTCCGTCAGCAGCAGTTAAACTAAATTTGGCCAGTGTCTCTGAATTTTCTGCAACCAGCTTGACCATCTTGTCAAGCTCTTCGATACCATAGCCAAAATTCTGCATGTTGTTAAACACGCCGGTGATACCATCAGCGGCAGTTGCACCTGATTTTTGTAGGTCTTGATAGGTTTTATACAGTGCATCGCCCTGCTTGCTTATAGTTTTTGTTGCTGTGCTAAATGCTTCAACGGTCAGCATTAATCCTATTTTAAGCAGGCGCATGCCCGGAATTAATGCAATAATAAGTTCTAAACCGCTAGCAACCATATCAACTGCGCCGCCCAAGGCTTCCATACCTTGTTTGCCGTTATACAAAGTTTTGGTTAAATCAGACGCACCAGTCCCTAGTCCTTTTAACCCTTTCATTGCCTCTTTACTAATACCGAGTTGCTCGCCCAATGACTGAGTAAGACCGTCTGACTTGCTTACGGTGCCGCCAAGGGTTTTAACTAAGTCTTCAAGATTTTTATTGAGATTGTCAATTTGTTGTGGGTCAATATTATCAGCCATAAGTATATTTACCGAGGATAATTATGCCATCAAACAACCCGTTACGCCAGTATTTTAGACAACCAGCCATTTACGTCCGTGTGCCCAGTCAGGGCAAGTTTTATGCAGAAAACGCATTAACTATGCCGCCCACAGGAGAATTGCCTGTATATCCAATGACTGCCATTGACGAAATTACCTATAGAACGCCAGATGCATTATTCAACGGTCAGGCCACTGTCAGTGTGATCCAAAGTTGTGTTCCTGACATAAAAAATGCCTGGGCAATACCGGCGCTAGATGTAGATACCCTACTGGTTGCTATCAGAGTTGCTAGCTATGGCCACGAAATGGATTTTGGAACAGCTTGTCCAAAATGCAATCACGAATCCAATCAAACTATTGATCTTAGGTCGGTGTTAGATAGTATGAAGGCAGCTGATTATAGCGAAAGTTTAAAATCTGGTGATATAGAAATATTTTTTAAACCAATGACTTACAAAAATCTCACCGACAATAATCAACTACAGTTTGAAAGCCAAAAATTGTTACAAATGATTCCCGATAACAGCATAACCGAAGGTGAAAAAATGTCTGCACTCGGCACAGCATTAAAGAAAATAACCGACATTACAATCAAGGCACTAAGCCAAAGTATTGCTGTTGTTAAAACTCCATCAGCAATAGTCAGCGAGTCAGAGTATATCGAGGAATTGTTATCCAATTGTGATAAAAACTTATTCAATCAACTTCGAGATCGCATTTTAGAACTCAAAGAAAAAACTGAGATGCAACCGCTGACTATAACTTGTCCTGAATGTTCTAATGTGTATACTCAGCCTATGACTTTGGACATGTCCAGTTTTTTCGGGTCCGCCTCCTAGTCCTGGACTCTGACGAAATTTCCAAGTTGCTCGATAGCATGGAAAAAGAAAGCAACAGTATCAAGCAAGAAGCATTAAAAATGTCTTGGTACATGCGAGGCGGAATTACTTACGATCAGGCACTGCAACTTAGTGTTGTTGAGCGATCTATAATCAGCGAATTAATCAAAGAAAATCTGGAAACAACTAAGAAAAGTGGCCTACCTTTCTTTTAGAGCGGTGTTAGATTTAATAAGTGTAAAATAAGTAACAGAATATTGAATTGCTAACCTTACCTATTTAGGGCAATTGTCTTACTAAGGCCGATCCTTAGAATACTTATTTGAGATCTCAATGAGATCTATGTCTTTCGCTAAAGCTCAGACATGATTGTTTTTCTTTAGCATTATCCAGATTATGCGGTCACAATTCACCGTATCAACGGTGAATTGACTTCTACATTATCCGAGTTGTAGCTGTCATTTATCATAATGAGATTGTAGTTTCCTACACGGAGGCGGTTGACCGGTACCCCCTACTCAAGCTTCACATATCAACGGAACCCTAGTGACCCGACAATAAATCCAAGTCCTACGAGCATGGGTCGTATCTTTTTCAACGGAGCCCAAACCATTTGTTGCCTTAAGTTAGCAATTGCCTTTGACGCCCAAACGTTTCCGGACCGGGTATTGCACCGTTCTTCGATGGGGCCGGATCACGCACCCGGCACAGAGTCAGT